TGATTGAGTCCAAAGCATCAGGATTACCATTAACTTATGAATTACGTAAGATGGGGATACCTGTGATTAACTTTACACCTAGCAAAGGAAATGATAAACATTCCCGTATAAACGCCGTTGCTCCACTTTTTGAAAGTGGACAAATTTGGGCGCCAGAGGCGGCTTTTGCAGAAGAGGTTATTGAGGAATGCGCGGCATTTCCTTTTGGAGATCACGATGACCTCGTAGACTCAATGACACAAGCATTAATGAGATTTAGACAGGGGGGCTTTATTGAGCATCCCGAGGATTATAAGGATGAACCTATAATCCACGACAACAGGGAATACTACTAATGGATAAAAAAGTTTTATACGCTCTAACCACAAAAATTTTTAACACACTTAAAAAGTTAGGGATCAAACCTAAAATAGGAGTAACTACTGGAGTCAAAAGATTACCTGGATCTAGAAATTCTTTTAATACAGATTTAAGTAAACTTGAAGGAGGAGATCCTGAAGGTTTAAAAAGATTAATTGCTAATGATGCAGACTTTTTACCACAAGCAACTGCAGATGAAATTGCACAGTACAACAATAATTTAGAATACTTACAATCTACTTTTCCAGAAGTATTTTCAAAGCCACAAGTTGTAACAGAAGCAAAAACTGGAATTAAAACTTTAGTAGATGATCTTAATGAAAAACTCAAAGGTAAAAAATCTATGGAAACTTTTGACCTTAAAACTGGAGAAGTAATTCCTGTTAAAGAACCAATCATGACAGCAGAAAGTAAATCAAGAAAACTTACAAAGGATGAAATTGCAGATTATGAAGAACAAATTGGACGTGATGCAGAAGAGTGGTTGTCAGAAGGAACAATTGATGAAGCAGAGAAAGCTTTGAAAAATAGCAAAGCAGAAGAAGCATATTATCGTGGACAGTATTTAACAGGTAAACTAGATCCTGCACCAGGAGAAAAAAGTCAAAATAGATTAAACTTTTTAAGAAAAAAAGCTGATGAAGCAGAAATGACAAAAGATAGAAGATTAATTAGTATGGATGAACTACAAGAGTTAGAAGATTTAGAAGGAACATTTCAACCAAGAACTATAAATATATCAGATCCTAAAACTGCAGAAGATTTTACAAACTTTGCAAAACAGAATGATCCTGAAGGATTTAAAAAAATTCAAAAGATAGTAGATGATATTAATAACAAAAATACTTTAGAAGACTTTGATGTTAAAGATAGAGAACCAAATGCTAAAGGTGGTTTGATTAGTGGTATTGGAACAATGTTTAGAAAGAGAAAAAGATAATGGCTGAAATTTTAACTCCTGGAGTAATTAATGCAGGAAAATTAATAGAGTTGTTAAAAAAATATAAAATAAATTTTCCAAATAACGCTCTTACTAATTACACAAAAAGATATGGAATAGAGAGACCATCAAAGGTTAAAGTTTCCTATAAGGACAAAAATTATAAAAAAATCGTAGAAATTAATAATCCAAAAAGATATTATGTTGAACCTACTTCTACTGAATTAAAAAATATAAAAAAAGAATATGACATTAATAGATTAAAAGCATCTGGAACAACAGAAGAAGGAGCTAAAGCTTTTAAAGTAAGAGAAAAAAAAGCAACACAACTATTAAGAGAAGGATATTCTCAAACACAAGCAAATGAAATTTTAAAAAAAGAATTTCCACAATTTAAAGGTTTTAAAAGTACTTTAGTAGAAGCTGCTAAAAATTTAAAAAAAGAAGGAATAGAAATAAAATCAGGTAGAGGTTCTGAAGGAACTCAAGCTTTAAAAGTAAGAGATGATTTAAGTAAATTAAATAAATCAGAAGTTAAAGATTTAATTAGATCAGGAGAAACAGATATAAATAAACTAGTTACTAAAACTAAAAAAGTTTTAAATACAACACCTGAATTAGCTGCAAGAAGAATTGGACAATTAGTAGAAGCATTCGCAGGAAGTGATCAATATATAAATGCTAAAAGTGAATTACTAACAGAAAAATCTAAACCTTTAATTGAAGGTTTAGGTGAAGTTTCAAAAAGTAGATTATATGGAGGAATTGGTGGAGGTTTACAAAGACAACTAGCAAGTAGAAATGTTTCAACTTCTATTGGTAAGTCAGCTAATTTTTTTAACAGTTTGAAAAAAAGAATTCAAGAATCGTTTCCAGGATCCAATTTTGAAACAGATGAAATTAAAAACATAATGTCTTCTTCTAGAAATAAAACTGGACCTTACAGTATTTTTTTACAAGGTTTAAGACCTGATATTAATCAAGACAAAGTTTATGAGTTAGATAGACAAATGGGTCAATATGAAAAAAGAATACAACAAACAGATAATATAATTGAGAAAAAAAAGTTAGCAAAAGAATTTAATACTATAGCAAAAGAATTTACAGCAGATACAAATAAAAATTTAAAATCAGGACAACTTCCAGTTAGAGCTTTAGAATTTAGTTTTGAGGAACCAAGTAAAGTAATTAAAAATAAAAATGCATTAGAAAATTATGGAGAACTGTTTGATGATATTTATAAAAAACATGGATATTCTTTTAAAATTCCAACAGATGTAAAAACAGTAGATGAAATTAGACCTTTTTTACAAAGTCAAAAAGGTAATACTCAAGTATTAAAAGCTTTAGCACAAAAAGCTCCAAGAGTTTTTGGTATTCCTGCTGCTGCATATTTAGGATATCAAGCTTTAAGCCCGAGCACTGCTGAAGCAAAAGTTCCATCATCGATCCAAGATACAGAGACCGCGATGCAAGACCAAGTAGCAGAAGGTCAAGCACCAGAACCTAAACTAGCTGAACAAATCAAATATGATTCTTATGCAGGATTTGTTAAACAGGATGACCCAAACGTAAAAGCATCTCAATCGGATGTTTTATATTGGATCGCGGATAATGAAATACCAGAAGAAGTAGCAGAAGTAGGTAAAATGGTTGGTGAAGTTGGTGCAGTGTTAGGTGGAGCAACAGTTGGACTTGGTTTACCTGATGTTAAAAAAACAATTGAGGAAAGAAGAGCCATTGGTAAATCTCCAATAACAGGAACTCTTGCAAAAGGTTTTTATAGATTAGGAAGTCCATTCGCTACCGCTGCATTTACAGCACCACAAATATTAGACGAAGAGACAACTACAAAAGATATAGTAACTGATCCATTAAATTATTTAGGACTTGCAACAATGGAAACTTTAGGAAAAAGAGGTGGGACAATTGCAGCACCTGCTGCAGCAAGAGCTCCTGGTATTTTAGGATTTGCAAAAGACTTTGGTTCATTAAAGAATGTTGGTGAAGCTGTTCCAGGTAAATTAAGCACAGCATTAAGGTTAGGTTTAAGTCCAAAAGTTATTGCTGGAGCTTCTAGATTTTTAGGAATACCCGGGCTTATTGCATCTTCAGCATATAGTCTATATGATTATCTATCTAACAAGGAATCTGAATAATGGATCGTAGAACTTTATTAAAATTATTAGGTGGAGTTGCTGCATTACCTGCTTTGGGAAAAGCAATTAAAGGTACAGGAATTAAAGCTACAAAAATTGCAGGAAAAGTATTACCTAAAGTTTCTGGTATGCCTGAATGGTTTTCTCCTCTTGTAAGTAAAATTATGAAAGAAGGAGTAGATATATCTCCTAAAGTTGGAAGAGTAGAAGATATGACTACTATTAAAAAATTAGAGATACCTTCTGAAACTGGAAAACCAAATGTAATTACTCTTACAGAAAATAAAGTAACTGGAAATATTACTATTGAATCTAGTTCTGGTGGAGTAGCTGACTCACCTTTTGAAATAAGTTACACACCTCCTAAAACAGATATTAATGTACAAACAGGAGAACCAGTAAAATATCCAGGTGATTTTTCTGTAATAGAAAATAGACCAAAACCAGATTACAATAATATAGGTAAAGTTGAATTTGATTACGATAATTTTGATGTTGATAGTGCCTATAGTGATCTTGAAAAATTAGAAAAAATTGGAACTGGAAAAATAAAAGATGTAAAAAAAATGGAACAAAGAGCAAAAGGTAGAAAAATGGTAGAAGATTCTCCTTATGAAGATATTATGGATAGATTTCCTGGTCCACCAGAACCAGATGATTTTGCAAATGGTGGTATAGCTAGTTTTGCTAATGGTGGATTGACAAAAACAGTGCCACCTGTTAAAGGTCCAGATTCACAAGGTGTTGAAACATTATTCAGAAGAAGGTATAGTTAATCATGGCAGAAATTGATAAGTCATTACCCAATACAAAAACAACTATTGAAATTCCAGGTCAAGCTGAAATAGAACAAACTATTCAAGAAGAAATACAACCTACAGATTCTCCTGTTGAAATTAACATGAGTGAAGACGGTGGAGCAGAAATTTCTTTTGATCCAAGTGTTGCATCTATTCCAGGAGGAGAAGATCATTACGCAAATCTAGCAGAATTTTTAGATGAAAGTATTTTAACAGATATTGGATCTGAATTAGATGAAAAATATAATGACTATAGATCATCGCGCCAAGATTGGGAGATGGCATATACAAATGGTTTAGATTTATTAGGATTTAAATATGAAAGACGAACAGAACCATTTAAAGGTGCATCAGGTGTAACTCATCCTGTTCTTGCAGAATCAGTAACACAGTTTCAAGCACAAGCTTACAAAGAATTGCTTCCCGCGGACGGGCCCGTGCGAACACAAATTTTAGGTTTAACCGATCGTAATAAAGAAGATCAAGCGATGCGAGTTAAAGAATTCATGAACTATCAAATTATGAACGTCATGAAAGAATATGAACCTGAATTTGATCAGATGTTATTTTATTTACCATTATCAGGATCTACATTTAAAAAAGTTTACTATGATGCAATGCTTGGTAGAGCAGTATCTAAATTTATTCCAGCAGAAGATTTAATAGTTCCTTATTCAGCAACATCATTAGAAGATGCAGAAGCAGTTATTCACGTAATTAAAATTTCTGAAAATGATTTACGTAAACAACAAGTCAGTGGTTTCTATAGGGACGTAGAACTTGGAGAACCACCATTAAAAGAAGATGAAATTAAAAGTAAACAAAGAGAATTAGAAGGCGTTCGAGTTGAAAAACAAGAAGACATTTATACTTTATTAGAATGTCATGTTAATTTAGATTTAGAAGGTTTTGAAGATAAAGATCCTCAAACCGGTGAGCCAACAGGTATTAAACTTCCGTATGTTGTAACTATTGAAGAATCTTCACGAGAAGTTTTATCTATTAAACGTAATTATAAATCAGATGATCCATTAAAAAATAGAACAAATTATTTTGTACATTTTAAATTTTTACCAGGTTTAGGATTCTACGGATTTGGATTAATTCACATGATTGGTGGTTTATCTAGAACTGCAACATCAGCTTTAAGACAATTATTAGACGCAGGAACTTTAGCTAATTTACCATCTGGATTTAAAATGCGTGGTATTAGAGTTAGAGATGATGCTCAACCTTTACAACCTGGAGAATTTAGAGATGTAGATGCACCAGGAGGTAATTTAAGAGATGCATTTATGCCATTACCATTTAAAGGACCTGATCAAGTATTATTACAATTGATGGGTATTGTAGTAGATGCAGGACAAAGATTTGCAAGTATTGCCGATGCACAAGTTGGAGATATGAATCAACAAGCAGCGGTAGGTACAACTATGGCATTACTTGAAAGAGGTTCACGTGTGATGTCAGCAATCCATAAGAGAATTTATGGTGCACTTAAAAATGAATTTGAATTATTAGCAAATGTATTTGCAACTTATTTACCACCAGTTTATCCATATGATGTTGTTGGTGGACAAAGACAAATTAAAGCTACAGACTTTGATGAGAAAATTGATATTTTACCAGTAGCAGATCCAAATATATTTTCACAATCACAAAGAATTAATTTAGCACAAACACAATTACAACTTGCTCAATCTAATCCACAAATTCATGACATCTATCAAGCATACAGATCAATGTATGAAGCGATTGGAGTTAAAAATATAGATTTAATTCTTCCATCACCAAAACAACCAATGCCAATGGATCCGAGTTTAGAACATATTACTGCAATGGCTGGTCAACCTTATCAAGCATTTCCAGGACAAGATCATAAAGCACACGTTGAAGCTCATTTAAACTTTATGCAATTGAATATGGTTAAAAATAATCCTGCAGTTGTAATGTCTATTCAAAAAAATATACTTGAACACATCTCAATTATGGCTCAAGAGCAAGTTCAAATAGAATTTATACAAGAATTACAACAATTACCTATGTTACAACAACAAGCACAGATGAATCCGCAAGCTGTTCAACAAATTCAGAGCATAACTATTCAAATTGAGTCAAGAAAAGCTCAATTAGTTGCTGAAATGACTAAAGATTATGCTGATGAAGAGAATAAATTGATTGGACAGTTTGATTCTGACCCACTTTTAAAGTTAAAATCACGTGAAGTTGACTTAAAAGCTATGGAAAACGAGCAAAAACGCA